GCAAGTTCCTTCAACCGCTCTTCTTCTTTCTTTCTGATTTCTTCGCGTTCTTCTTCACTCATGGGTTCAATCTCTCTCAATGCTCGCATTGCTCTACTCCATGGATCTGTCATTTCCTTTTCTCCCTTCTTTTATCGTTGTTTGGTGTCTTCCAACTGTCTTAATTATAGCACGCCGCCGTTAATCTTGTACCGCTTAATCTTATCTCCATTCCAGGGCGGGCTGTTGTGTTATCCAACCCCGTAATGCTCTCGTGCCCACCTCATAGCGCCGCTGTTCCATGCCGCTTCGTAACTTCCGAATTTTGCAGGAACTCTCTTCGCGTTGTCTCTGAATGTTTTGAGGCAGTCGCCCAGCTTGCGCCCCTTCATGAAGCTTTCCGGGTGGTTGTAGACTGCTATGATGAGTTGCTGCCCTTTGTTGATATACTGTTTTCTTGTCATGTCTGCTCCCTTCCGGGGCTGTCCGCCCCTCACCTTATGTCAATATTATAAACCGATTTAAGTTTATAGTCAATAGGAAAATAAACTACTTTTGATTTATTTTCCACTTTACATTGCACCCCCTGTCGGCTATAATTGGCAGTGAAGGAGGGATACATCATGCTTGTATATAAGGTTAATGTGCTTGAGGAACTAAAGAAGGTCGGCATCAATCAAACGTGGCTGTATCAGCACCCGGACTGCGGCGTGTCACAGTCAGCCGTAACCGATCTGCGCCGTGGGAAGGTTGTCGGGATCAAAACACTGGATGCCCTGTGCGGCTTGTTACGTTGCCAGCCGGGCGATCTGATCGCATGGAAAGAGCCGGGGGAATAAACCCTCCGGCTTTCTTTATTGTGCTATAGATTATGCAAAACTGCTTTCTGAAACTCCTGCAGCGCTCTCCCGTGCAGCTTATACACATATCGGATGTCCAGATGCATATCATCCGCGATCTGCTCCCAGATCATGAAGCTGATATATCTGTCATGCAGAAGCATCCGGTAACGTTCATCGCGCAAGCTTTCTATCTGAGATATGATAATGTTTTTCTTTTCTTCCAGCCAGATCATCTCATCAACGATCTCTCGCTCCATCTCGTCAACTTTCGCAATCAGGTTAAGCAGCTTATCTCCGGCTATAGACGTTTGCACCTTGTCAGCATCATAGGCCGTTGTGCTCTTAACACTGTACATATCCGCAACGAGTTTCTCCCTGTTCCGCTGCAGGCGCTTGATTTTCCCGTCTATATCCCTGACCTGTGACAAATACCCCTTTGCAGTCAATGAGTCACCTCTTCCACACAAACTTGATGCCCGTCTTTTCGTCCAATTCACGTTGCAGGCTGTTATAGTCAACACCCGGCTCATTCAAGCTCATCAGACGTTCACAAAACCTTGTGACGATCCGCTTTACCCTTCCAGGCATATTGCCGTACAGATCAGTCACCGCCAGCCCCATACAGGTTGTAAAAATCTCAACTGTGCGGTCATCCACTAAATTCTGCCGCTCTTCGATCTGCCTTCCGTACCGCTGTTCAAAAGCACTGCGCTTGGATGCTTCCCTTGCCATCCTGCGCCGTTCCTGTCTCGATAAACTCATGTATTCCCCTTTCCATGCCTTATCACTGCCGCCAAATAGAACGTTGCCGCCATGATCACAGCCCGAACGTCCGCCTTGATGTTAACTAAGACTATCAAGCCGATATACAGCGCAATCTCAACCAACCAGTTCATTACTTCCATCAGACACCCTCCTACTTACAATCATCCTTCTCACTCCATGCCGCCTGTGCCGCTTCTGCAACATACCGGGGAAGCCATAAGACTTCCCTCCGCTCCCATCCCGTTCCGGGCGTGTATATCTGCTCTATGCGGTAAATGCCGTCAGATTTGACAATGTATTCATCAGTGTATGCTTTCATGTCTCAGCCTCCATCTTCGCACCACACCACTTGCAAAACCTATCCCTTGGCTTTCCCAACACATAAGTCGCACATGGTTCTCCTCTCTGCCCACGAACAGTAACTACCGCTGAACCAAACGCTTCCTCTATGGAACTGGCAAGTGTATCCGTCTTGGGCATCCTCTTTGTCTGCTACCTCTGCGTACTTACACTGACCGCACCGCACGATGTCTGGCTGTGCGGAGGGCAATTCCTTCATATCGGAGATACTCGATTCAATCAACCCAAGACCCCATTCATATTTCGCACGTTCAGCTCCAACAATATCTGCGTCATCCAATACGCGTCTCAATAATTCCGCACCAACATTCAGCGCATCAATCGCCGCCTGTCTGCTCACGGCATCCTCACAGGTCTGTCTTTCCAGTGCGTCCGCCGCTTCAGTTATCAACTCAGCAAGTTCGCCCTTCCGTGTTCTTGCATATTCTCTCAGTCTGTCAATCAGATCATTCATGCTCTTTCCTCCAGTCATTCGCCACCCACGACAGCACTTCATACGGTATATATCTGCCTTTTAGTTTTGCCGCCTTGATCTGATAATCAAGCAACCATGTCCATACTGCTTTCGTATAGGCATCGGATAACGGTTCTGGCTGTACGGATGGCAGTGTTCTCAGTTTGTCATAAACCTTATGCAATTTCTTGCGGATTTCCTTGTTATCTTCAAACACATCATAAAGTTCCGCAAATGTTTCAAGCACATCCGTTCTGTCAATCAGATCCATGGTGTTCCTCCCTCTCGTAACGGCTCGGATACCTCATCCGGCAGTTATCACACTGACGATCTCCGAAGAATCCGTGTTTGCAGGTGTCGCAATCCTCTTCGGGCTGTGGCTGTACGGTTGGCAACTTTTCTAATTCTCGCTTTATCTCTCTTACTTCGTCTTTTGTGTCTCCACCAAACCAGTGATGCATTAATTCGCACATCACATCTATCGCCGCCTGTCTGCTGATCGTGTCATCCATCACAAACTCCCGTCCTCAGGATTGCCCATATCCTGACCATACATAAATTCTTCCATTGTGTGTTCTGGCTCTGCGGATGGCAACTCATCCAAAATGTCTATGACCGCATCTTTCCAAGATACACGATGCCCCACACTTAAACTCAAAACCGCATCAATCGCCGCCTGTCTGCTTATCAAATCGCACGCATGCGTTTCCGTGCGTTTATCGTGCGTTTCTGGCTGTACGGATGGCAACGTTGAAAGTAATTGATCCACTGATCTCCCATCATCACGGTCGTAAAGCCAATTACTAACTGCCGCAATCGCCGCCGCTCTGCTCACGGCATCATCACAGGTCTGTACGGCAGGTACATCAAGCATCGCCTGCATAGCCTTTGACTTGTCCGTATCCGACAACCATTTGAGGTTCCCGACAGCCGCCATTGCGTCAGTTCGGTATATCATTTCACGCTTCATGGTGTTCCTCCTTTCCGCAAGTTCCAAGAAGCGTATCGGCAGACACTCCCAGCGCCTCTGCAATCTTTACTATCATTGCGGCATGTGGCATCCGCTGATTGGAAATGTACCGTGATATCGTTACTTCCGTCACGTTGATACGCTTTGCCAGTTCCCTCTGTGTCATCTGACGCTTAGCCAGGACGCTGTATAAACGATCGCCAAATCTTAATTCATCGGCTTCTTTCAATTCCCAGTTCTGAAATGACAATTTGGCGGCATCCTCTGCAGCAAGTTCTACGAGCGGACACCATGACGGTCTGCGTCTATATTCATCCTGCCACCGCCCTGTTACGCCGCAAGCGAGTTTCGCAAGCCCGTCACTGGTTTTCATCGCATGTGCTAAATCACACATCGTGCATGTAATCGGCATCTTCATCCCTTTAACAATCACACTCATGCTGTTTCTCCCTCCATTTCTCTGCTTCTCTCTCGACTTCATCCATGTTGTATAGCCTTCTCAGCTTGTCGTTCCTACGCTTCTTGTTGGCAACGTTCCGACCATGGAATTGATAGTCAGGCGTGAACGGCATCCCGATCATCAAAAGATTTTCTTCTGCGTTGGTTATCGCCGCCTGCATATCCTTCATATCGTCATAGCTTAAGCATCCGTTTTGTTCGTTCTCGTATATCGCCTCAAGCCAAAGGACTCCGTAATGCCCGTCAAGGTCTAAATGGTCTGGAAGATTTGAGATGATTGCTACCACCGTACTGCTGTAGCTGTTCCCCAAAAACTCCGCTTTGTACTGCGTGTATTCTGTCGTTGTGCTCAGCATATCTTTTTCATAGCAAAGCCACTGCCAGCCGTTGTGTGTCAGAATTCGGAGCACATCAAAATGCGGTTTATGTTTTTTCATGGCATCACCTTCACAATCCTTCCGTCCTTTACAAGCCCCAACTGTTCAAGCCGTGTATCAACAACGTTATATACAGCCAAGGTTGTTTTTGTGCGGTTCTTCTCTCCTATCCGTACCAGGAAACATTCGTTGCTCTCTGACCACTGGACGGTATACACGTCACGGTTTCCGATGTTTCTGAGCCGCTCAATGTTGACATTTCCGACCTTCATTTTCTTGCTGAAAGCGTCATTGCCTTTCTTTTCAAGGTCAACGATTATAATGCTCTGCCTGTAATCCAGCACCATGAGCAAATCAACAAATGTCATTTTCGTCCTCCGCTCTTGCTTTTAAGTATTTGATTGCTTCCTCGATGCTCTTGAGGGGAGCACCGCCCCCGCCCATTTTGCAGTCATATCCAGCACTTAGAAACAGGTCGTGATTGTCTATCAGGTCGAAATGGTCATAGTTCAGAGTCAGCTTAACTTTGCGCTTAACGGCTTGCCACTCATGGAAGGACTCGCTCCATACAAACCTGACTCCCAGTGCATCGCCCACGATCTGAATCGCTTCCGCCTCTGAAATGGTGTTGATGTCGGGATATTCACGCTGATCAGGCTGAAGGAAGTCAAATATTGTCATTTGTGTGTAGCCCATCACCGTCCTCCTTCCCCATCACAACGTCACCTCTCCACGGAAAATACACCTTGTTTTTGTCCTTCCAATTGACATTGATCATATGTACCGATGTATCGCCTGATGAATTGTGAAGAACAAACGTTGCGCAAACCTCTTCAATCCCTGCATCATCATCAATATAAATCGTGACAGCTTTTTTCATTCCCTTGTATCTCCCTTCTAATGCGTTTATTTGCCCCTTTAAGCCGCTTTCCGCTCTCACCCTTACACTTTATCGGGTAAGAACCGAAAAGCCGATTAAAAGCCATTTCTGTGCGTTCTATCGCATATCCTCGTCATCATCCCGGCTTGCTATTGCAAGTGCCATCAGAAACACCCCTAGCGATGCGCCGATGAATATGCCCAACAAAAAAATAATAAGTTCCTCCATCTCATCTCCTGTGCTTGTGCGTGATTGCAAAAGGTGACGTATCCCCCGGACGCTTCGGTGAGCGTGAGTCCTTTTCCTTGTCCACGTCGTACTTGTGGTGGATCTCGTCAACCTTTGCCCTGTACGCCCTGTACTCCTGGCATTCATCATGATACGATCCGCAGCCTTTTTTGGGGCAGTCCTTACATGGTACTCCGCCATGCGGCACGATGCCTACATTTCCGTACCACATCCTACTGCCTCCCTGTGCTTCCAAGACCGCCCCTGTCGGGATTGCCTAAGTGATCAACCTCCACGATATCAAATCGTGGGTGATGTTCGATCAGCCTAAACTGTGCTATCCTGTCACCCTTCTGTATCTTGCCGCCGTGCGGAGAGTAAGCAGGAAACATCCATTCATCGTTGTCCCCTCTGTACGCTTCATCAATGATCCCGATGCTCCCGGCGCACATGATGCCGTAACGCTGATACGTTGATGATCTTGGCGCAACTATTGCCTCAAAACCTACAGGCAACTCGATTGCAACTCCAAGCGGTATCCGTTTATACTCACCCGGCATGAAGTCCATGTCCTTTCCTGCCCTCAGATCTATCCAGTCACCGCCCTTTATTCGTTCAAGGTGCGGTATATCTCGCAAGTACTTAACCTTAATATCCATCCTCTAGTCCCTGTCCATATTCTCGTGTATGTCTATCTCAATCCTTACGTTCTTCTTGTCGATGTAGAAGCTGTCCACAAAACCGACAACGTTTCTGAAGCCGTCATTTTTCAACCGCCCGGACTCAACAAGTGCATCCAGAAAAATCTTGTGGAAGTATCCGCAGATGTTATCCGGGTCACGCCGTCCATCCGGGCAATAATAGCGGAACTCGATCATGATTGGCTCGTTCAATGGGGCTTTTAATTGCTTCTGCAAATACCCCAAGATGATTTTCTGATCACGTTGCTTCATCGAGTTTCCAGCCGACCATGTGCCGTGCCGGATTCGGTTCTTATCAACCCACACATTCACCGATGCAAACATACACGGTATCGTTATCCTTCTCATTCGTGCCTCGGTTTTCCGTTAAAGAAACTCGTTCCCATGTACTTGTTGTACGGATATCGGATGCCGTTTGTGATCTCTTTGTCCCTTTTGCAAAAGGGACACATCCGCCCAGTGCCTTCGTACAACTCACTCAATGCCGTACATATCCTTGTGTTTCTCTGCCTCGCAAAGCATGGTCTTTTATCCTTGCATTTCTTTGGTATCGTTGCTCCCATTCTTTACTCCCTTGTACTTCTCCATATCCAGTTTGTAGGTATCAAAATAAACTGTGTCTCCGTATCGGTTCGTCCCCTGCGTCCTGATCGACAGGATCGGATATGACGCTTTCCGCAGTTCACATATCCGACTTGCTAAACGCCCGATGCCGAAGCGGTAAAGAGCGTCAGCCGCTGTCAATCCTTCGCCACTGCGCAGAACCTCAAGTATGATCTCTGTCTGCGTCATAAGTCACCTCATACAAAGGGCAAGCCTTCAAGGTCTGAGTCATCGGGAGCAGGAACGAAACCGCCGCCTGGTTCACTGCTGCTGCTTCCCTTGCTTTCACAGAACTCATGCTCTTCCACGATTACGTCAGTGGTATATACCTTCTGACCTTCGTTGTTCGTATATGATCCGGTCTGTATCCGCCCAGATATCATGATCTTGATGCCCTTGCGCAGGTACTTCTCTGCGAACTCAGCCCTCTTTCCGAAGGCTACGCAGTTGATAAAATCAGCTTCCGTATGCCCATCAGCATTCCGTGCAACACGCCTGTCAACTGCGAGGCGGTATCTTGCAACCGCCAAATCCTCTGCTCCGCCCGTGTGTCTGATGTCCGGGTCTGCCGTAAGTCTTCCTGATAAAATCACTTTATTCATGCCTTTTCCCCTTTTCTCATTTCGTCACATGCCATATTAAAAAGTCTCTGTAAATCCTCAACCAGTCCGGGTATCTTGCCAATGACATCCGCTTTGTCCGTGTTCTTGATAACGCATTTCCACCGGTCCTTTAAAATCGTGTTGCCCATATCGCACCGAATGTATAAGCCCCACTCATCAGGTCGCTCTGTCGGGAAATGCTCTTTATCAATCTTGACCCGACCATATACTGTGGCATTACTCTGCAATGCCTTGATTTGATCATCCAACTCTTTCCGCTTTGCCTTCAGTTCCTCTAACGTCATGCTGTCTCTCCTTCTATCATCTTTGCCGTTGTTCCTTCCAACAGCGTTCTAATCTTTGGCGATAACTTAGCCATGTTTTCTGCTCTTTCCTTTTCTGCCCTGTATGCCCTCAGGAACTGCGACTGGAAAACAGTTGCAACGCTCTCCATGTCCGCCTGTGCCATCTCTCTGATGTTGGCAGGACTTCCCACCGCCTTCTGCACCAGCGGCGGCAGCTTTGCATATTCCTGTTCTGCTCCGTATGTCCCGTTGCTCAATGCCTTCCGCACCAGTGCCCACGCTTCCAGATCCGTCAATCTCTGCGGCTCTGCCTGTAGGCTTGCACATGATGCCCGGATATCTGCTATCGTTGGCGGATACGGGCTGCTCTGGATCAGCTTGTAGCATCCCTGCATCAGCACCGGGTAATCAATGTCCTTGAGCATCTCATACCATACAAGCGCACTCTGTTTGTCGGGCATGAATTTTTCCGAACTGTATGCCGCCCTCAGGACGGTGACCAGCTTCATGAAATCTTCTTTCTGTGTCATTAGCCTGCATCCTCCGTAAACCATGACCGTATTTCATCATATCGGTCTTTCTTCTGCGGCTTGCTTTCAATCCTTCCCCACGCTATCCCCTGCCATCCTGCCGCCATGCTGTCCTCTATGCATCGAATGACGGCGGACTCTCCGTATAAATCAATCTGACGTTGTATAACTGTTATCAGTGACTTAAGACCCGTCTCCTTGTATCCCTGCCGCTTCTCCGTTTTATATCTTATCCAATCAAGTACTTTCCCCTGTACCGGCTCAGAGAAACCGTGGTCAATAACCATCTGCGAAGCAGTCACCCCTTGCGCACGTGTGCGCATAAGGGTTTTATCTTTTACATTTACCTTTTCATTCTCATTTGCATTATCATTAACATTAACATTTACATTATCATTAACATTTACATTTACATTAGGTTTTGAGGTTGATAACCTATGGTTTTCTTTTTGCTTTCCTATGGTTTCATCTTCAATAACCATAGGTTTTTGTTTTGCTTCTTCGTGGTTTTCACTTGGTTCTGCGTTGGTTTTTGGTCTTCCGCCTTTCTTCCCATTTTCACATCTTCGTTTGTTCGCATCAATCTGCGGCTTTGCCTGTCGGAACAAAGCTGATTCAAGTCCACCCCTTGGCGGTTCTTTCCCCTCAAAGGCATATTCGCAAATCGCACGGAGAACATTGAACTGCGTCCTTAACGCTTCGTCTTTTTCTTCGGGTGTTGCGTCCTCGCCGGGGTCAAGATCCTCAACACACTCCCAAAACGATTTGTAAAAGATAAAAGAGTCACTCATCGCAATCCTCTCTTTCGGCATCTATATCCTTGCGGATGATCTGAAACAGGATCTCAACGCCATTCTCCATAAACTGCGTAATGTCTGCTTCTACGAAACCATCTCTTGCATAGTGCATGATTGCCCTTAACAGCAACCCTGCGTCATCATCTGACAGCAGGTCAATCAGATCCGTGTAATCGGTCTTTAAAGAAAATCTTTTCATAACCAACTCCTTCCAAATGCCTTTATAAACGCTTCTCTGCCACCATAAAGGCTTTCCCAGTATTCCTGCGCCTGTTCCTTGAGTTCAAGGTCAAGCCCCTGATTCGGGCTTCTGTGCGCTTCTTTGTGATGCTTCCTGCACAGCCTGACGGTCAAGCCGTATTTCTCTGACTGCGCCCTGTTTGCTGTACCAGGGAAGATATGGTGTACTTCCGTGTACGGTGATCCGCACACTGCACAGCCGGGGCAGACCTCGGAAGGCTCTAAGCCGGGGGAATTGAATGTGATTTTGTCCATTGCTCTAAAGCCTCCTTAATGTGTTTACTGGGTGGTGGTGCAAGCCCGATCTCTTTCATCTCACTGATCACCCCATCCAACAGAATAGAAAACTCCTTTGTGTCATAGGTACTGCTTCCGAAGTAGCAAAGCAGTTGCACGGCTTCCTGTCCGTTGATATCAACCTTTCCAATCTCCTCGCATTCACGCCACTGTTGTTTTACAGCATCCACAACACCCGGCTTGACGCAGATGTATGTGAATTTGCCGTATCTCTTGAGCATTTTAAGATAGATTTCCCACTTGTCTGCCCGGAGCGCACTTGCTATATCTCCCAAGCACGCCCACAGCAGAGCGTTGGCATCAAGGGATCTTTTCTTGCGATGCTTCACAACATTAATGTCCAGTGCTTCGCATTCCATCAGATCGGATATGTCAGCAGTGGCATCACCGTCCACCAAAAGCGGGAGCAGCGTTGTCTTCGTTTTGTAGTTGTAGAAGACTTCCGTCTTCATCAGCCTTCCTGTGCCTTGCATGCCTCAACCACCTTTATCCAATTAGTGTTGCAGTTTTCGTGCTGTTTCTCGGTCAAGTCCGCCAAGGACAATGACTTGACCTTGTACAGTTTGGCAACCGCTTCCGGGGAGATCCCGGCATCCTTGCACCTAGCTATTAATGCCGATGCCTTTGTTGATCCGATTTTCTGCTTTCCGACAGTCTCTTCCGTTTCCATTGCCTTCATAGCGTTCTGCGTATTGATTGCATTGGCTACTTCTTCCGCAGATGCCATTTGCTCATCTGATCCGATGCCCAACATGCCCAACGCCCTGCCGACCGCTGACGTTTCGCAATTCTCGATGTAGCTTGTCTTGTTGATATAGCTGGACTCTTCCTTCTCGTATGCCATCCCGGTTGCAAGCACCTTTCCGTTTTCATCGGCAACCGTTGATCTCATAACCACGATACCGTCCGCCATACTGATGATCTCTGTTGAGATGCACCCCTCCGGGCACATCTCCCGGAAAGCGGCAACCCTTGCGGCTACACAGGCGTATGCTTTGCCTTTAACCTCAATTTTCTTTATCCGTTCATTAACTTCCTTGAGTTTATCTGCGTTAATCATGCTGTCCTCCACATCTTGTCTAGCTTGAACGTAGCGCAATCTTCACACAGGCATTTATCCCATGCTTCGATGTACATATAATCTTCATCTTCGCAAATCTCTTTGCCGCACAGGTCACACTCCGTGACCACTTCCTTGTCATGCCTGCTTAAGCGTTCCTGTTCCCTGTCGTACATATCGTACAGATCAGCGTTGTCCGGTACGTTCATCATGCCGCCTTCGCCTCCTTAAGAATTGCTTTCAACGCCGCTTCTGCCTGTACAAAGCCGGGGTCTGATACATAGATGCCGCCAGTAAGCAGATTCTCATCCGTATCGTGTACCGTGCTGGTATATGTCACAATCTCAGCTTTACAACAATCATTGATACGCACCGTTGTTCCCATGCCCTTGTTATAGTCAATGCTTACAAACGTCCATCTGACGGCTTCATTGACTTCGTAAGCTAACCGCATGATTTCTAACATTCTTTCTTTCATTTCGTACCTTCCTGTGATATAATCACTTTACCCTTTGATCTCCCCGGTTGCGCTTACCATTGTGCGCCGGGGTTTTATATCATCTTGAACCAAATATTTTCCTGCCGCCGTCTCTCTTGTATGAGACGGTGCTTTACTTCTGCCTTCCCCGGCAAAGCATCCAACAGCGGCAAAACCAGTGTCAGTCCAAAAACAACTGATACAAGCATCTCACCGTCTGTCAGCCAGTAGGTAAAGCCCCAAAACGCAATTGGAGCTGTTACTATCAGGCAGAACCGTACCTTTGCATACAGCTCTATTAACTCACTTTGTCTCATAGTCCTGTCTCCCTTTTTAATAACTCCCTGTAAATCAAATAGATATATTGTTTGCCTCTTCCTTTGATTGCCCTTCCGATCGGCAGCTCTCCACGGCGGAGTGCGTACCGTATATAGTCTTCGGACAGTCCAAGGATCTGAGAGGCTTCTTTGACGCTGACCCTTTCCATCATGCACCCCTCTTTTCAAGGATCTCTGAAAAAGCCGTCTCCAGCTTTTTCTGTGCATCCTTCGGTTTCCGCTTACAGTTGAGTATCATGCTGATATATGTCTTTGTTACTCCCATATGTTCAGCAAGTTCATTCGCAGATACTCCTGCATTGTGCATACGTCCGATCAGTCTTCCCGTCCATTTATCCATAGCTAACCCCCTTTCCAAAAGTTGACGATGTTTACTTTTGCGTGATATCCTGTTAATGGATAGCCTGTGTTTACTAACTAAACTCCATTAACTATGTTAATTATAATGCTTACTAAGTTAACTGTCAATACACAAAACGTTAACTTTGCAAACTTTGTTTATCCATTTAATAAGGAAAGGAGGGTTGTTATGACTTTTTATGAAGTGTATGTGAGACTGTGCAATGACAAAGGAAAAACGCCGTCATCCGTGGCTACTGACATCGGGCTGTCAAAAGCTATGGTTTCCAGGTGGAAGAAGGGCGGCTCTCCATCCGATGCAACATTAATCAAGGTTGCGGATTATTTCGGGCTATCCCCAACCGATCTGCACAAGATGGAAGCAGAAGAAAAAAAGCCCATCACCCCGGAAGGTGACAGGCTTTCGAAAAAAGAGGAACAGTTAATCAAGATGCTCCGGGATGCTCCCCCGGATCTGAGGACTGCTGCGGTTGCCGCCGCTTGCGCTGTCCTAAAATCTCGGCAAGATCCCGGATGAATTCGGGGTCTTCCCTCAATGCATCAATCACAGTTTTTTCGTCTTCTGTAAGTTCGTTTCTGTCCATGTATATATAGTCCTCCTATTGATTATAGTACAGAGGGCATTATACAAGATGCAAAATGGGATACCGTTGACGGCGGCATCCCACAAAAAAAGAAGGGAGAAATACAAAATAATGAAGAAGAACAATTTCCTGTTCTGCCCCAAGTATACCACAAGTAGAACGGCGGTGCAGAAAAAATGAAGCGGAAGCATCCAAATCTCCCGAACGGATACGGCAGTATACGCTTTCTTGGAAGCGGCAGATCCCGACCGTATGCAGTACATCCACCAGCGACCCAGTGCAACGATAAGGGGAGATACATCACCCCGAAGGCAATATGCTATTGCGCCGACTGGTACACGGCTTTTGCTGTCCTGACAGCTTGGCATCAAGGGCGATACTATCACGGTATGGAGTTTGACGTTGCCAAGGAAAGACAGGCAAGCTATGCCGACCTTGACGCATTCTGCCGCCGTGTCCTCTCAACCATCGGAGCCGCTTCCGATCAGAAGACCTTTGGAGCGGTTGCTGATGAGTTTATGCAATACAAATACGGGCAGAACGCTCCAAGGGCACTGGCGGAAAGGACGCAGTACGCAGACAAAAATCTGCGGAAGCATCTTTCATCGCTTGACCACATTCCAATCGACAGCCTATCACTGCAAAAGATGCAGGAAACAGTCAACGCCATTTCTGCGGAAACGATCCGGGGGAAAGCGGTTGTCTACATAAAGCAAGTTTTCAGATTTGCCGTCAGCCGGGGATATATCCAGCGCAACGAATCCGACTTGCTCCATACGCCCGGAGTGGAAAACGAGCATGCAGAACCTTTCACGGACGCAGACCTTGCCCTGCTATGGAAACACAAGGACGATCCTAACGCCGCCGCCGCTCTCATTATGTGTTATTCGGGCTTCCGGGTATCGGCGTACAAAGACATGGAAGTAAACACGGATCAGATGTACTTTAAGGGCGGAGTCAAGACAGCAGCAGGAAGAGACCGGATAGTCCCCATACACTCGGCTATACAACCACTGCTTAAAAGCGGATTCAGCGTGCTTACTCTCTCACAACGCACCATCAGAAGACGGTTTGAAATCCTGTGTGCAGATATCGGCATCGGGTATCATTCGCCGCATGGGTGTCGTCATACCTTCTCCCGGCTGTGTGAGACTTACGGAGTACCAGAGGCAGACCGCAAAAGAATGTTGGGGCATTCCTTCGGATCTGACATCACCAATGCCGTATACGGTCACAGGACGCTCGATGAATTGAGGGCATCCATCGAAAAAATTGCTTGCCCAATTGTGACAAGTTGTGACAAGTAGACGTTAATTATAGGTGGTGTACGGCAACGCAAAAAAGAGCAGAAGTACCGTAAATACACGTTTTCTTCCGCTCTTCCGTTATTGCGTCTGCTTCTGATCTGGTATCGGAAAATCCCATGTTTTCCACGGTTTTTAAGCACAGTTGTGACAAGTGTGTTACAAGTAAATTAAAAGGACGGTCAGGAACCGCCCTTTTTTAATGCCTTTATTGTACTGTCATATAAGCGTGGACTGATCACTTGTAGTTTGCTCATCAGTCCGTCAATAACAGCCATTACATAATCATGATCTTTTCCTGCAGCCAACTTAAGAAATTCGCTTTCCCCCTTTAAGGAATACCCCTCTGTATCCGGCGCTATATTATTTAATATCGTATAGTAGGCCGCTAGTTTCAAACATGTGTTGGCGTTCGGATTTTTCTGTCTTAAACATTCGGCAATGGCCTCTTGCAGCTCCTTCTCTGTAATCAAGAGGCCACCTCCTTACATGGACTCGATTTTCTGAATGAAGCTCTGAAACTCACGGCGCGTCCGATCGTCGGGTGCGTCTTCCATCAGGGAACGGAGTTCAGATATCATTCCATCATCGTATGAATTGCGGGAATAACGGCCCATACTGTCGCGTTTGGCATTTCTGCCGCGTGCATATGATCCGCGAATGTTATATGTGCGGTTGCGCCTTGTGCTCATACCATCATCATAATCCCCGGAATAGCCTTCCTGTTCTTCATACTTATCAATGATCTTGTCCAGATTTTTGATCGTGTGCGCCAGCTTGTCAACAACATCAAGCGTTCCGGCTGTGAGTTCACCCTTGCTGCCGTACTCTTCAAGCTCCTTGCACAGCGTTTCTTTTAAATCATATATAGCGTGCATCTCTTCTCCTTTCGGCAATCCTCGTTATAACAAGATTTGCGTTTTGCAGACTAATCACAGGTGCCGGGGTAACTGCCGGATCTTCCGATGCAGGAACGTTCCGCAGTGAAACACTCGTGCAGCAACCTCTTGGCACTGTGACTATGGCAGTACATGTCACGTTTCCGTATTCATCCACTGCAGCCGGGGTGTATATCGCCCGGCTTGTCGACCTGATCTCGTTGTTCACGGTCAATGCAACGGCGATTGGCGCCACGGTTCCTCCTTCGGGAATTGCTACATTGCCGTTAAACGTGACTTGATATCTGGCAAAACAATTTGGCGTTCTTCCACGGAGAATAAAAACCCCTGTTTCGTCCTCATGGTATACATAACCATTTTCGCAAGGGATAGAAGCTGTAAATACTGCCGGCTGATTAAGTGCTACATTCTGCACGGCATTAGCAAGATATTCCGCCATGGATCACACCTCACATTCCGCAGCCGCAGCCGTTATTCTGGCATGTGAAAATCGGCTGATTGCCATATACCGGAACAGTACCCACAGGGCAGTTTTTAAGGCGATTGTAAAGCGCATCCACCTCATTATTAAGTCCCTGCTGGAAAGTGGCTGTCTGCGCTGCCTGAGATGCCTGCATGGTTGCCATATTCAGCTGATTCTGAAGATTGAGATTGTCTCTGTTTGCCTGATCCAGTCTGGTCTTTACTCCATCCAGTTCAAGGGCACAGAGCTTGTCAAGGATCGCCTGCGTTCCTCTGGTCTGGCTGTCAATGATGTCTCTGGTGTTCTGATATGCCGCGGTACGGTCGGCACAATTCTCTGTTGCTACCGTGTACTTCAGGTCCGCAGTCGCCGCCCTGTTATCGCAGCCAATTATGTTATCGTATAGGCTCTTTATCCTATACTTCTCACGGTTTCCTCGTGAGTTCAGACTATATCTTCACCCTCTCCGTTCGGAGTAGGGGTCGGGCACTCGTGTCGGGGTTATTGGTTTACCGTCCTCACCCGTTAGTCGTTGAGCCTTCCACGGTACTGTTATCGGTATTCCCGTGGCTTGGTTGCTGATTGTCATATTTGCAAATGTATTTCGTGCTTTTATGTTTTCCTTTTAGTATGTCACCGAGCCATTGTGAACTAACTCCAATGTCCCTTGATGCCGCAGAGATAGAGGGGTAATGTTTCCCATTTACGATTACAGGGAAGTTTGAACCTCTTTTCATTATGAATACGAGTTCCCTTTTGTCATTATCATAGCGTATTGGGTTTCCGTAATGGTCAAAACCGTTTTTTAACCAATGGTATAGTTTTGTAACATTACAGCTTATCTCTTCCGCTAAATCAATTGGACTTTCATAATGCTTTCCTTTGTATGTCAGTCCCTTGCACCCACCCTTGTTATATCTTTTGTCTGTGAATACAACCTGTTGGCTATCTTTATACCTACACAATTCCCCGTTGTTATTAATTCCTTTTTCACACCATCGTTGAATTGTGTCTGCCGCTACTCCTAACGTAATGTGCGCTTCTTTAACAGAACTGTACTCTGTATTCCCAATAATTACAGGGCGCCTTTTTTGAGAATTGACTTTTTCGGATGTTTTCTTATCTTTCATCGGATTATTCTTTGACATCCGTTTTCTTTGCGTCTCAGATTTCATAACATTCTTTTCAGAATATTCCTCACGCAATTCATCCGTCCAGTAATCGCCAGAACCGCCTGCGCCGCCGTTATAGATATTACAAACGCATTGTCCTTTTGATTTAAGGGATTTTATATAATCGTATTCATATAAAAATGCTTCTTTTTCGGTTTGAAACTCCTTTACTATTCTGCTTTCACATTTATTGCGTTTTAGCATATCTGTTAAAAACTGATTCCGTTGGCTTCTTACCTTATACCTTCTTCCGGTTCCTTTTCCGGCATATATAACTTCACCAGTTTCAACGATATAAAACTCATACACATAATACATATATTTTACCTCCGCTATTACTGTACTTATTATACATTAATTCTATGCGAAAGTAAAATGCAAACTTAGATTTTCCAGCAATTCACCCGATTGCCATAGCGGATTACGCCGCTAAAGTGCCTACTGCTTCAAACTTTGTGAAACTGAAGATATCCTTGACTTTATCGAATATCTTCGTCAAGCACTGGGCAAGCTGTGCCTGCAGAGCCGTCATTCCCTGTGTAGATGCCGTCTGAGCCGCAAAACTTCTTTCAAGGTCTGCGATCTGATTTGCGTACATCTGCTGAGTAATTCCGTTCTGTGCTCCGTTGATGGATGCGTTAACCCCTGCAAAGCCTCCGCAAAGGGCCGTCTGTACATCACCAAATCCGCTCGTGATTGCGTTCTGAATGCCGTTTACGCTTGTGTTGAGCATCTGATCACGGAAACCGCCGTTAATGTTCTGGCTGTTGTTCAGCCACGGATACAGGCCGTCCATACCGTAACCACCGAAGCCGCCGCCGAAGCCGCCGCCCCAACCTCCAAACATACCGAAGATAAGGAACAGAATGATCCATCCAATATCGCCTCCAAAAGCGCCTCCAAATCCGTTGCCATTTCCCATTGGTGCTACTGGCAAAACCATATTGCTATCGTCTGTGAGTGCCATTAAAACTCCTTTCTACCATTAATTTTTGATGGTAAGTGGTCGCCATCCATATAGGCGATCAGTTAATAGTTATTTATATAAAAGCCTGCGCGCTGGCATTTACATCTTACATTTATTCCTGTTGTTTGGTATAATGAATATATACCAATTTGACATCAATAGGAGGACAGATATGAACGAAAAATGGAAAGACATTCCCGGATACGAAAACCGCTATCAGGTAAGCGATGGGGGAAACGTCAGGTCGCTAAACTTTCTCGGACACAAGGGCACAATTCATCTCTTGAAACAAACAA